TTGATTGGAAAGGAAACTGGACAACTGGTACCGCATACAAAGTAAATGACCTTGTTAACTCTGGTGGTTCTGTATATGTAGGAACCGCAGATCACACATCAGGTTCATTTGCTGGAGATTCTTCATACTGGGCAACATTTGCTAATGCTGGCACTGATGTTGGATTAACAATAACCTCACACGGAGACTTATTGTACCGAGCAGCATCAGGTCCAGCTGCTCTTAACGCTGGAGTTAGCGGTCAAATGTTAACTACTCAAGGTGCTAACGCAAACCCTGCATGGGTTACGGTAGAAGGCGCTACCATTGCAAAATATTTAATTAATTCATAAGGTAATTATCATGGCTGAACAAGTAAAAGTGTTTTCTAACACAATAAATCAAAGTGCACCTGCATCTGAAACAGAGCTTGTGGTTACACTTATGAGCACAAGCGCAACAGAAAAGGCAGTTATAAAAGACGTAACTTGCAATGGAGCAGGAAATGCTGTTTTAAAATTAAATGGAAACCCAATAGTAACTGGTACAAAAGAGGGTAATTTAGTTGCCTCTGGATCTTTAATTGTTGATGCTAGCTCTACTTTAACTATTACATTCCCGAAAATTACTGGAGAGGCAGGAGCGACAGGCTTCACAGGAATGGTGTTCTCTAATGGAAGTGACGGAGCCACACAACTGGATAGCAATGGAACAACTGCTATTCCACAAACTGTAGTAAACAAAACAGGCAGTGATAACTCTGCTAGTGGTGCAACAGTAATTAATAAATCTGGAGTCACCCAATATGCCCGTTATTGGCAAGGCACACTTTACTACGGAACCTCAACAGAGTGGAATTCCAACAACCCTTCTTATTCATCTGGTTTTGGCAGTGGTAACGGTATGTGTTCGGATGGCGAACAGTACTTTTATAACATTGCATCTGGTAATAGTAACCAAAGCACTATTTACCGTCGTGATATTAACACTGGTAATGACTCTAACCTTTCAATAGTTTCTGGCGGTAATGTTAACGAAGTTTCAGGTCAATCTAGTAACCAAGGTGCTTTTCTTGTTTACCATAATAAAAAACTATACACAAAGATGGATGGAACCCACGACTATTTCTTTATTGTAGATATTGACCCTACAAGTGCTACTTATATGCAAGCTAATAAAGTTCAAGGTAATAATACAGGAACTAATAGTTTTCATTGTGGTTCATATTCTTCTGGCGCAGCTATGGTAACTACGACAGCTGGAGTTTCCTATCTTATGGAGCAAGGGGATTACGGTTGGTGGTCTTACAATATAGCTACTGGGGAGACTTATAACAGTTATTACGCTTTGAGCGCTAGTACCCAAGGTGATGAAACTTCTACAGAATACGGACAGCGTGGATTTGAAATGGCTCCTGGAATATTTGTATGTTTAGGTGAGCAGAGTGACAGATATTGCCGTGTTGATATGAATGTAAGCCCACCTACTTGGACAAGTGATACAGGTTCTAACCCTTACTTGGCTCAAGACTCTATTGGCAACTCTTGTGCTGTAGCTGGTAGGCTTCAATTCAAGGATTTACCACGAACATATACAACTTACGTCTCTGGCGTATCTATTACAGGAGTTTAATAATGGGTTTAGTTAAAGATTCAAGCTCCTTTAGTGGTGGCTCTAGTGGTTCTGGTGGTGGCGCTGCTGCTGCTGTTGGTCAGGCATTTTATGGCACTGGCTCTGGCTCTTACACTTGGAGATGCCCTGCGGGAGTAACCTCGGTTTCTGTGGTAGCTATTGGCGGTGGCGCTGGCTCTAATGGTGCTACGTCTTCTGGTCACGGAGGCGGTGGCGGTGGTGGCCTTGGTTGGAAGAATGGCATATCTGTTTCTGCTGGCACAGACTACGTTGTGATGGTAGGTAAAGGGGGCAACAAGGGTAGTGACAGCAATAATAGTGGTACTGACTCTTACTTTATAAGCGGTTCGACAGTTTGCGGTAACGGTGCTAGTAATGGTCACGCTGGCGGCAGCTTTACAGGTGACGGTGGTGGTAACGGTGGTAACGGTGGCGGCAGTAACGGTGCTGGTGGTGCAGGTGGATATACGGGTGCTGGTGGAAACTATCAGAATCATGGTACTGGTGGTGGCGGTGCTGGCGGTGGTAACTACAGTTCTACTTGGGGCTACTCATCTGGTGGCGGTGTTGGCCCATTCGGTCAAGGTTCATCTGGTCAAGCGGTAGGTGTTGATGGTGGTGGCGGTGGCTCTGGTGGTGAGGACGGTAAATGTGGTGAGAACGGCCCTACTAACCACGGCCATGAAGCCAGAGATGGCGGTGAATATGGTGGCGGTGGGGGTGGTCCGGGCGACAACACCTCTGCTCAATTCCTCTCAATGGGTGGGCGCGGTTGTGTCCGAATCATTTGGGGTGCAGGACGTTCATTCCCATCAACAGGCACAGGAGATATGTAATGGTATTGTATAACCATGTAGTAGACAACGTTGTAGTTGAAGAACAGATACCTTACTCAAAGGTACTGCAACGTACTGGGCTAAAAGATCAGGTTGGCTTAGCAGACGCAGGGTATGTTGAATACTTTCCACCTGTGGCTGCGTTTGTTCACACAGCCGAGGATGTAGTTCGTGGCATTAGGTTAAGGCGTCAAGATCTTTTAAGTAACTCGGATTGGACAGTTATGGCTGACTCTCCGCTAACAACAGCTAAGAAAAATCAATGGAAGACTTATCGACAAGCCTTGCGTGACTTACCTGCAAATAATGCAGAATTAGCAGACCCAAGGGAAGTGGTATTACCAACTGCCCCTGAATAATTGGGATTGTAATAAACAGGGGCTACGTAGGTAGCCTTTATTAAAAACAGTAGGTGTGTAAATGAGTATAGAGTACAGGGGTGAAACTTTCTCTGGCTACAACAAGCCAAAGCGTACACCTAATCACCCTAAGAAATCCCATGCGGTTCTTATTAAAGATGGCGGCAAGGATCGTATGATTAGGTTCGGAGAGCAGGGTGCTTCTACTGCTGGCAAACCAAAAGCTGGTGAGTCAGATAAGATGAAAGCAAAACGTAAATCATTTAAAGCACGGCATGGCAAGAACATCGCCAAAGGTAAAACTTCAGCGGCTTATTGGGCCTCGCGTGTAAAATGGTGATGTAAAATAGCAGTTCAACTATTAGAGGTAATGATTAAATGGGATTGTATTCAAATATTCACGCTAAAAAAGAACGAATCAGAAAAGGTTCGGGGGAGACTATGAATAAAGTAGGTTCTGCTAAAGCTCCAACTGCAGCAAATTTTAAAGCCGCTGAAAAAACAGCAAAAAAGAGGAATTAAGTATGCCAATGGTTAAGGGAAAGAAATTTCCATACACGAAAGAAGGTAAGGACGCTGCCAAAGCGTATGCTGACAGTTCATCAAAAATGGCTGGCACAACAGGCAAAGCTAAAAAAGTAATGCTGGTTAAAAAGAAAAAACGCAAACCTACGATGTATTAGGAGCGTATGTGGTCTAGCCCTTTGGAGTTATACCCAGTGCATGTGGCTCCGACTCTTGCACCCGAAGGGCAAAGACTACTAGTTGAACCAAGTACACACACAGTAAATGTTGAATATCTTGTAGTGCAGCCGTCGAGGGAGCCTTACGGTGTTCCCCAAGAATACACACGGAGATTATGGATATGCTAGCTGAGTTGATGATAGCGAATGCTGCTTTTAAGGTTATTAAAACTACTTTATCTAACGGTAAAGAGATTGCTGAGTGTGGATCGGCTTTAACAAAATATTTCGGGGCAAGCCAGGCGATTGAACAGAAAGTTAAAACTGGTAATGGCGATGTGTTGGGCGCTTACCAAGCGAAGCAAGCTATAGAGCGGCAGGAAAAAGAGCTAGAGTTTATGCTAAACAAACAAGGGTTGCTAGGCTATTACAAGTACTGTCAATTCCGTGATGACTTTTATAAAAAACAAAAAGTAGCAGCTAAGAAACACAAAAATAAAGTTAACCAACGTAAAGAAAATTTAGCAGCAGGTCTGTTAGTCACGATTATTACTGTGGTGATGATACTAGGGGCTCTTTTTGGTGTAGCCATTTATATGAGGTAACGCATGGGCATTTTAAAAACAATATTCGGTAGCGGGGATGTGATCAGCAAAGGGCTAGAGCTTATTGATGATATGCACACCTCTGATGTTGAGATGGTTGAGGCCCGCACCAAGGCTAAAACAGACCTATTGGCGGCTTACGCGCCGTTCAAGATTGCACAACGCTACTTAGCATTAATGTTCGGTGGCTCATACGTTATCTCATTTTGGCTTTGCATTGTTTTGGTGTTTCTCGATAAACCGATGGAACCAGTTATCAAAGTGATGGAAGTGTTTAGCATTTCGATGATTATGATAATAATAGTTACGTTCTACTTTGGTGGGGGATTGGCTGAAGGCGTGATGAACAAGCGAAAAACGTAATGATAGTATAGAATAGCAGTTCAACTGCTATAGCAAAGACAGCTTTAAAAGAAATTGGAAACGAATATGGACAATAGACCATTAACTGAAAGCGAGAAGCATGAAATTGCTGACATGGCTGCTGATAGAGCGTACCAACGCTTTTACGCTGTTGTCGGTGAGAGTGTCGTTAAAAAGCTTCTGTGGATTTTAGGTGCGGGCGCTATTGCATTGTATGTCTACTTTAGTGGAGATGTGCCAAAGCCATGAATTACTTCACCCCTAAAGAATTACAGTGTCAGCATTCTGGTGAGGATGGTATTGAAGCCAGTTTCCTAGAGAAACTCAATGCGATTAGGCAAGAGTGTGATTTTCCTTTTACTGTGACATCTGGGTATCGTTCACCTGAACACCCCATTGAAGCCAAAAAAGAAAAGCCTGGGGCACATTCGTCAGGTCGAGCCGTAGACATTGGTGTTCGAGGTTTACAAGCACTGCGATTAGTTGAAGTGGCAATAAAACATGGCATGACAGGGATTGGCGTACAACAAAAGGGCGGTGGACGCTTTATACACTTGGATGACATTGAGGCTGATGACCGTTTCTCTCGGCCTACTATCTGGAGTTACTAATGCCAGGCTTTATTATTGCAGATTTCGGTGGCATGTCTACCGCATTAGCACCTAAGACACTAAAAGCGAACATTGCTACTTACGCAAAGAACTGTGAGGTGGGTGATGGGCAGTTAAAACCACTTAAAGGTACAGGAGTGGTTACCCCGCTAGCTACTAGCCAAACTTTTGCAGTTACTGCTGTTGGTGGTAACTTTATTATAAGTAGTGTAGCTAATAAAGCGCTAACTTTAAAAGTTGGATCTACTTACATATTCACCTATCCATCAGGCCATCCGTTTCGATTTTCTACTACTGTAGATGGTACACATGGGAGTGGGTCAGAATACACTACAGGTGTAACCCACGATAGCTCAACACAAAGTACGATTGTCGTATCTGATAGCACTCCAACGGCCTTGTATTATTACTGTTCCTCTCACTCAGGCATGGGTGGGAATATATCAGTGGTTACCCCTAGCCTGCTAGCTACTTCCCCGCAAACGATTTATGAGTATGTGCCTGGCTATTGGTTTGAGTTTGGC